GAGGTGGGCTGGGTAATGTGGCCAGCGGGAAGCCGGCAGAATCAAAGCACTGCAGCGTTGATGAACAACTGGTCGAGCGCGTCGTCGTCCAGACCCAGCGCGGCGCCCATCATCTCGACGAGTGGGCTGTCACGGGCAACGACGCTCGAATAGTCCCACTCGATGCGCGCGGCCTCGCGATCCGGACTCGGCAGCGAATCGATCGCAGCGTCCACTTGGCCAAGCACGCCGCGCGCCAGCAGGGCCAGCCGGGCCTGGCGCATACTCACCTCTTGCGGAGCCCGAGCCGGCGCAGGGCTGAACTGGATCCCGTCCCAAATCTCCGCCCCGTCGGCCGGCGGCGCGGGAACTTCAATGGACCCTTCGGGAGGCTCAGCTCCCACATAAGCGCCCAAGTAGGCGCCATCTGGATCAACGTAGTATTTGGTAATCATGCGAAGGCCTCGATAAAGAAACGCCAGTTGTCATTCAGATAGACGTCAAAAATACCCGGCCCATTGGTGCCGCTCGCATAGCGCACCGAGATATTTGAAGCATCTGCTTTAATTCGGCAGCCAAACGAAGCATTCCATTGGACGATCACCGGGACAATATCTCCAACCTGGTGGGTAACACCGACAACTACCTGCTCTACCACGCACCGCAGATAGGGCTGAATCAACTTTGGGCGACTTCCAAAGCCGTGAGCGAGCGTTAGCGTGCCGCCTGCGAAAATTACCTGGTCTGGCGAAAAATATTCTTTGCTGATCACACCGCCGGCGACGGGAAGTCCGCTGGCGCGCTGGTAGTGGGTGACGACGGCGCCGTTGCTATCGCCACGGATCAGCGCTCGATCGCCCGCAGCGGTGACGATATTCGTGTCACTCGGCAGCGAAAGGCCGGAGCTGTTGATGAGCGTCAGCGCGCCGTCGAAGATCACCGAGCGCTCGGCGCCCAATGCCAGCGTGAATGCGCTGATCGTCGTCGTGCCGGTGACGTGCACCAGGTTGCCTGTCGCAGCGGTCAGGTTGGTAGTCGCAGCCGAGGCGATGTTCGCTGCGCGCAGCTCGTTCACCACGCCGGTCAGACCGGGCGCGCCCGACAGCGAGACCGTCCAGGCGGCGAACGTACCGCTGCCGCTGATGTTCGTGACGTTGACCGTCATTTCACCGGTGGCCGAGTTGAACGCGGTGATCGGACCCGACATCCAGTTGTCGCCGGTGGGCGCCGAAATGGTGATCGTATTGCTGCGGCCGAACAGCTTGCCGGTCTGCGCCAGCGTGAACGTCTTGGTGCCGAGGCCAATTGCCATGCTGGTGGCCGACGTGGCGTTCGTGCCCGGCGCGCTGGCCGCCGTCGCTGCATCCCGGGCGGCATTGGTCGCATTCGTTGCCGCGCTGGCTGCAGAAGCCTCGACAGCCTGAGCGCTCTGCTGCGCTTCCAAGGCGTTGTTGCGGACGTTTGCTGCCACGGCCGCAATCTCGCCATTGAACTTGTCGGCCATGTGCGTACCGAATTCGTAGGCCTTCGAGTTATAGGTGCCGGCCGCGCGGTCGGCCAGCGCGGGGAATGACGGAATATCCGTCAACGTTGGTACTGGAGCAATTGCCATCAGATGTTTCCCTCGACTTTCAATTTAATAGACGTCTTCCCGAATGAGTCGGCGCGCATGCTGGCTGTCACGAACCCAAGCGTGTTGAGGTACCCGTAGCGCGGCAGCCCGCTCGCTTCGAACGGCACGGCCACATCGGAGATTTCATCCAGGATCGAATCGGCATACATCGCCTGCTCGGGGTCAATCACGATTTCGCATGACACATTCCGGCTGCTTGCCCGCCGAACGATCTTGTACGTGCCGTCCTGGTTGTACTGGCGCAGGGTGTAACTCTTGCGATCCGATTCCGCGCCGTACTGCGCGCCACCCCAGGAGCCGTTGCCGATGAACTGGCGCCAGTCGCCCAGCTTGATCGTGCCGATCGCCACGCGCTTCCCCGGCGCCGAGGTGAATGTGATCGTCACCTCAGCCGCCGGTGCGAGCGGGATCCCGTCGAAAGACAGCTGCGTCGTCAGCAGCAAGTCCGAGAAAAGCAGCTCGTAGAACCCTGCGGCCTGGCTGTACAGATCGCCGGACCATGCGCTGACAACCGTGCCGCCCGGCGCATTCTTCACGACGATGCTGTAGGTTGCAGCCTCGATGCCGTAGATGGACAGGCCGTTCAGGAACCCCGCCTGGATCACATAGGTAAGCGACCCGGTCGAGGCGACCTTCGTGTTCGAATAGTCATCGAACGGCCCCATGCGATTCGTCGGCCCCTCGCGGTACCAGAAGCCAGGATCGGTGTCAGGCGTCGCGGTGCGGCCGGTGTGAGCCACGCTACAAGCCCATACCGACCCGCTGTAGTTGCGCAGGTTTCCGGTCGCATAGTTCGCGCCCGACATCCAGGCCACCTCCCCTTTCGCTGTATCCGTCTCCGGCACCGAAGTGCCGGTCTTGATCATGCTGGGCGTGATGTCAATCGGGACCATCACGCGAGCGCTTGTTTTCATGCTATGCCTCCGTCACTCGCACAATATTCACCACGTCTGCGCGCATAGCGTTGCCGCCGTCGGTAACGTGATCGATATGGTCAGCGATCTGCTCCGTCGAATCTGCCGTGCGAAGCGCAGCGGCGCGCAGCCCCTCCACCTCCAGCGTGAGACGAACCACCGCCGCCGCCAGCGCCGAATTGTTGTCTGACGGGCTGGCCAGACGACGCATCAACTCGCGGTTGTCGGCCGCAGGGATAATCCGCTCGTCCTGGTGGATGAGCGCCGGCATGTCGTACGGCACCTGGTTGGTTCCGACGGCGAAGCCGCGCAGCTTGTACTCCGCGCTGCCCTGCGCCGACTTGATGAAGTCCGCGATCTCCGAAGCGTCCATCGTCCCGCCGTACGCTTTTGCGAAGAAGTCCAGACCAGCGGCATCCGGTGCCCGCCCAAGTACATCCTGATACAGCTTGTTCAGGTTGGCCTCGGTGGAGTTGGCGATGCCGCCGACGATATCCGCCACCGGCGTGCCGCCAGCGGCTGCCTCCTTCCAGTACTCCATGCCAGCTGCATCCGGCGCGCGGCCGAGGTGTGTCTTGTAGGCGTCGCTGATTGCAGCGCCGGCCGAGACAACCGGGTTCGCGCTGGCGGCCTGCATCGCGCCGCGCAGCGTGAGCAGGACCTGTTCGATCGACAGCCCCGTCGTGCTGATCCCTTTCAGGACGTCGATCTGCTCCTGCTCGCGCTCGAGCATCTGGTCAAACTGCTTGGCCTGGTCCTGAATCTCCTTCAGGCTGCGCTCCTCGACCGACAGCGCGTCGTCGGTCAGTCCAGCCAGATCCTCGATACCAACCCGCGTGGCGTAGAAGTCGCGAAGATAATCCTGTTGCGTCGCAAACTGACCAACCGAATCCCTGCCGACAACCGAGAGCGCATTCTTCAGGCTTTCGGCATCCGGCAGCACGCCACTCGCCTTGGCAATCGCCAGCGCGGCTTGAATCTGTGCTTGTGCGCCTTGGCGATCCTCTGCCTCGCGACCCGACACCGACATGCCGTCCAGCGAGCCGCGCAACGCCTGCGACAGTGACTGGATCTTGGCGATCGACTTGGTGCGCACGTCGATCTCGCCCTGCAGCGCTTCCTTCTGGCGGCTGACCACCTTCTGCAGCACGCCGAACGCGCTGTCCACCCCGCCCAGCAGATTCGCCGCAGCGTCCTTTGCAGCTTGGGTAGCGTTTGTTTGCGCCTTGATCGCCTGCACGTGGTCGAACAGCGCACGGTTGCTCTCGTCGAGCGCGGCGCGCTGTTTGCCCAGCAGCTGGGTTGCTGACATCGTCAGCTGATCAAGCTCGCCTTGCAGCTGCCCGCGCTCTTGCAGGATGCTGGCAGCCAAGGTGTCCGCCGCTTCAGCAGCCGTGTCGCTGGCCTCTTTCAGGTAGTCGGACACCAGCTTGTACTGCGGGCCCAGCGCCAGAAGTTCGGCGTACCGCTGCGCACCGCTGGCGGTGGCCAACGCGCCCGACTGCACCAAGCCCTGCGCCGCTTCCTTGAACTGCTCACTGGTCGTGATGCCGGCAAAGCCAAGCTTCGTGAGCTGATCGTTGAGTGGCCCCTGTGCCTTTGCAATGCGCTCGGCCTGCGACAAGAAATTGTCGTTGAAGAAGTTGGTCTTCTCCGCCAGCGCTTCAATGCCGCCGGCCAGCGCCACCAAACGCTCGCGCGCCTCGATCGAATCTTTGCCAACGGATCCGAAAGCGACCTGTGACGTCGCGCCCATCACCGCAAGGATCTGGTCGACCGCGCTGAAGTTCGCGGCCAGGCGCTGGAGAGTGGCCGAAGCCTGCTCGCCCTGCGCTTGGAACTTGCCGATTTCTGGCAGAAGTTCCGCCGCCACCGTGTTGGCCACACCGACGAAGAACTCGGCGATCGCGGCTTGGTTGGCTGCCTCGTCCTTGCCAAGCGCGATCTTGATGGCCTGCGAACGACTGGCGATGCTGGCCGCGTTGAGGCCGAGCACGTCAGCGAAGTCAGCCGAAGATGCCTTGATGGCGTCGTACGCAGACGTCAGGCCGGCCGAGACTTCGGCGCCGACTGGGTTCTTGTCGACGTCCTTCTTGTCACTGCGGAACCACCCGCCCTTTTTCACCCAGGCGGCATCCATCGTTCCCGAAAACCCGCCGACGTCCAGCGAGCCGTTGAGAGTTTGGTCGCCGGTGTATTCCTTCGGGCCGCGGCCAAAGGCCTTCTTGCCGATGGTATAGACAGCTAGCGCACCAGCCACCCAAGGCGCAGCGGCAGCGAGTCCGGACAGGCCGGTCGCAATCCCGCTGGCGACATTCGTCCCGACGACGGACGCGATGCCGTTGCCGATGTTCATGCCCAGCGCCGACGTCAGTCCGGACCCAATGCCTGCGCCATTCAGGCCGCCGGCCAGGCTACCGAGGAAACCGGTACCGAGGCCGCCGGCAAGGGTGGCGCCGCCACTGACCATGCCGTACAGGTTCGACACGCCGCTGGCCGCACTCGCAAAGCCGCCTGCCGCGCTGGACGCCCCGGCCGCGCCGCCGCCCAAGCCCAAGGTGTTCGTCAGGCTGGCAGCCAGTGGATTCACCGTCGCAGAAATGATCGGGCGCAGCACCAGGGTGCCAAACATGTTCTTCAGCGTATCGACCAGGTTCTGGCCGAAGTCCTTGCCCGACTCGAAACCGCGCAGCAGCGCATCGGTGAGGGGCTGCTCGATCGATTCCGATGCACGCTTCCATTCTTCCGCAGCTTTCTTCGCGGCGTCGACCTGCTCCATCGCAGCGACAGCAGCAGCGCTACGCTGCTTCAGGTCGATCAGCTTTTCCAGATTCTCGATCTCGTCGAGCGTCAGGCCCAGTGTCGCACGTTGCGCGAGCTGCTCCTGCAGGCGCGCCACTTCCAGCGCCTCGATCGCGGACTTAGCCATGCCGTACGTGCCGGCCAGTTCTTCATTACGCACGGCCTCTGCCTCGGCATCCTGGGCGCGCTTGGCGTAGACGCTGCTCGTCGCCTCCAGGCCTTTGGAGTAGCTGTCCTGGAAATCGCTGACCTCTTTCAAGGCGCGCAGGCGCTCTTCCTCAGCCTGTTTTGCGAACGGCTGCTGGGCGATGTATGCCTCAACAGTAGCGCGATAGGCTTCGAGCGACTGCTTGCCGGCGCTATAACCAGCTGACAGTTTGAGGAGGTTGTCCTGATAGTCTGGATCGACGCCTGCGCTCTTGCCGTTGATTCGGTCAACCAGGTCGGCATATTCCTTGGCGGCTGCTGCTTGGCTTTTGAGCGCCTTGGCAGAAGCCGGATCCGCGAACTTTGCGCGTACCAGCTTCTCCATTTCGGGCGGGATCGCGCCGAATTCATTCTTCAGCTTGTCAAGTTCAGCCGCCAACCGCTGTGCCGAAGAGCCATTCTGCGCGTACCAGTCGTCCAGGCGCGCCGTGCGAGTACGCAATGCAGCCGTGGCCACTTCGCCCTGGAGCGATTTCACGCGAGACATGGCGCCCTCGTACTTGCCCGAAAGCTCCACCTCCTCGAGTTGGAGCATCATGCGTGCCCTGGCATCGGTGCCGGCGGCGGCCTGGGCCGCTTTGTTTGCGTCGAGCGCTGCCTTGGCGCGTGCCAGTCCGTCCTTATCGACCTCGCTGATCCCTCCCAAGTCCTTGATACGTGGCTCGGTTGCAGCAAGTGCATTGCGCTCGCGCAGCTTGGTGATCTGCTCGTCCAGGCGCACGATCATTTCAGCGGTGGACTCTTCAGTCGACTGCGTTGCTTGGTCGTTTGCCTGCTCAGCTTTATTGCCGAATACCGCCCACGCGGTCGCGGCGATGCCGAGAACTGCGATTACAGCACCGACAGGACCGCCCAGAGCGGTGAGCGCGGCGCCCGCCAAACCACCAGACACAGACGCGGCACGTGCCGCCGTCGCTTGCGCGGTCAGGGCAGCAGCGTGGGCTGAGGCGGCCGCCGTCGCACGCGCTTGCGCCGGGATCAGCCCGTTGTTGGTAATAGCGAGCGCCACGTTGCCCTCGGCCACCAGTACTGCAGCGCGCAGTTCGTTCACTCGCGCCGCAGCCGTGGCCGATGCTGCCGCCGTCGCGGCGACATTCGACTGTGCCGACGCCAAGTTGCTAAGCGCAAGAGCTCGGTTCGCCATCATCGAGGCCACAGCGCCTGCAGCGGAAGCATGCAGCGCCGTGCCAAGCTTGACGGCCACGACCGTGCCCATCGCGCCCGCCGCCAGGATCAGGTTGTCGGCGAGAAGATTGATGCTGCCCGAAAGGACAGTGACCACCCCGCTCGACTGCGCCGTGGCGCCCACCATCTCCATCACGTTGTTCTTGAGCACGGTGACCGCGCCGCCGATGGTTTCGACCGAACGCGCCTCGTTGCGCAGCGCGCCCAGCGCGCGCGGGAGTGCGTTGGCCAGCACCTCAGTCGTCAACTTGCCCTGCTCGGCCATAGCCCGCAATGCGCCCACAGGGACGCCGATACCGTCGGCCAGCGCCTGCATCAGGCGTGGCGACGCTTCGTTGACCGAGTTGAATTCATCGCCGCGCAACACGCCCGATGCGAACGCTTGGGAAAGCTGCAGGATCGCCGACGACGCCTCCTCGGTCGATGCACCCGAAACTTTCAGCGCCAGGCTTACCGTTTCAGTAATGCTGGCCACCTGCGTCTGGGCAATGCCCAGGTCGCGCGTGCTCTTGGTGATGTTCGCATAGAGCGACGCCGTGGATGACAGGTCCGATTGTGCGGACGTGGCGATGCGGCGCACTGAGTTCTGTGCGTTCGCGAATTCGCTTTGCCCCGTGGTGGCCAGCTTAAGTTGGGCAAGATACTTGCCATACTGATCGGAAAGCTGCGCGACAGCAGCGATTCCGCCGCCAAACGCAATACCCGACAGTGCCGCGGCGAACCCGCTGATCGAGCCGCCAGCATTCCCGGCAGCTTCTTCCGCCGCCTGAAGCTGCTCGATCAGCGGGCGAGCGTCGTCAGCTACACCCAGCTGCTCGGCGCGCAGTGCTGCCAGCTGCGACGCGGTTTTCCCGATTCCATCTGCCTGCGAGCGCAGCCCTTCCAGAAAGCTGTTGCCGGCGTCGAGCTGACGCTGCGCCGCGGCTGCCTGAGCGGTTTTCCGCGTGACGGCGTCGAGCTGGTCAAGATACGGTCGGAGCGCGGTCATGTTCAGGCCGCGCGAGTTGGCCAAACTTGCGTAGAAATCTGCCCCACTCTTCGCGCCTGCATTTGCCGCAGCGGTTGCTCGCTGGATCGATGCCGCCATGGTCAGCGTCGCGCGGTCGACCTTGCCGGCTGCCGCGCCGGCCCCGTCGCCTACTGCGCGCATACCGGACGAGCTGCTCAGGTCATCGAGCGACTTACCTGTCCGCTTGGCGGTGGCAGCCAGGTTGTCGAGATTCTTGCCGGTTCGCGCGGTCGATGCATCAATACGTCGCCCGCCCTCTTCCACGCCAGTGGCATCGGTGGTGACCTTGATAATTGCTTCGTTGGTGATTGTGCTCATTCGCCGCCCATAAAAAAGCCGCCCGGCGGCGGCACTGCATTCAATCCGAGCTTCGCATTGCCGTGAGCGCTGCGTCTTCCATCACCTGGAGGTCCTCGTCCAGCTGGTTGTATTCCTCAACCGTCAGCCCCATCCGGTCCATCCGGTTGTAGGCGACGAGGAAATTCAACCCGATCGGGCCGCCCATCGGAGCGAAATTCCACTGCTTGCGCAGCCCGGAAAACGTGTTGTAGGCCCGCATGTTGTCGGGCCAGATTTCGACAGACGTTGTCACCTCATCCCGAGTCATGCCCGCGGTCGCTAGTTCAGCGTCGGTGGGCACGGCCTCGTACATGGCGGTGGCAACGTCCCTTAGTTTTTTGCGCGGGCGCCGGTCAGTTCGGCCAGGTAAACGTCGAGCACGGCGCGAGCCGAGCCCATGTAGCGCTGCACCAGCTTCTCGACAGCGTCCTTGCCGAACGGTTCGTCCAGGTCCCAGCCACTGGCGATGTCCATCAGCGCATCGACGTCATCGGCGCCAGCCAGGGTCTCCATGAACTCCTTGAAGTCGTCGCGCGTGCGGTGCTTGAAGATGAATTCGACGTCAGCCGACTTGCCGCCCGCAACCGGGATCGACACGGTTGCTTTGAAGGTAGCGGCGACTGCCAGAGTGAGTTTTGCTTTTG